TAGTCAAGAACGCCAGCCATTCCAAGAGCAGATGCCACATCAGCAGAGCAGATGAGGATGTTGCCCTTCCCGCGACGAGTTTGCTGCCCGATAGCGTTGGAGTCTCTTTCTATCTGGAAAAGAAGTCCTTTGAACTTCTCAACTGACCATCTACCGTTGGAGTCAACGTCAAGGTCAAAGATACCAGCGTCAGCAACGTTATTTTGTGCACCTTCTACAGCGTTAACGTAGATTGTACGAACAACTTCACGGTTGATTTCAGCAAGGATCTCAGTAGAGAGAATGTTTGCCAACTCTTGCTCGGCATCAAGACCATGAATCGCTTTCAAGTCTTGAGCAAGCTCGATACTGTACTCAGCTTTTAGAGCACGTGACTTAGCAGTAACAGTCACCTTCTCGATGGAGAATCCCATCTCACGGAAGGCCGTGTTAGCACTACTGTCATCTAATGCTTCAGCAGTAGCTGTTGCCATTGCTTGAGCATCGCCTGTTACCTCGTAGGTTCCAGCAGAACTGTCGTTAAGAACAGCAGGGTTAGCACCTTCTGCGTCGTTAACAGCACTGGATGATGCAGTTGGGTCATACTTAGCAAGACCTGTTCCTGGACCACCTGAGAAACCTGCGTTAGGCTCGTTGAAGAATGCTTCTCTGAAGTCGGAAGAAGCAGGACTTCTCTCGTCTCCGTAAGCAGTTCTCATTGCGAAGATAAGTCCTGTTGGACCTGTCATTGGTTGAACGCCAGCAATATCATAGGCGATCAACATAGGCATTGAACGACGGATCAATGAGATCAGTACGGGGTCGAAACCAGCAACTGGACCAGTTGCGGTTGCTCCAGCACCATATCCACCTGTGCCTACAGTTTGAAGGGTCTCATTTAAAATTTGACCTTCTTCGGTTAATGCTTTTTCTTGGTTTTCCAAGAGTTGTGCAACAACTCCTTTCTTATATGAATCTTCAATCTCTGGAAGAGCGTCGTGATTCAGAACGGGTGCCCACTTCTCTTGGAGTTGCTTAATGTCAGCCATTTTTCTCCTTAAAAGTAGTTAGTTTTAATAAATTATTTGTCAGACCAACGAGATAATGCCTCTACGTACTTGTTCATAGGGCCACTTACATTGGACTCTTCTACCAAAGGTGCAGATGCTTCTTCGGTGGGTTCTGTTGCAGATCCTGCAACTTCAGCCTTCCTAGTGAAGTATGATTCCTTGATAGTTTCGACTTTAGTTTTAAAGTCTTCTTCAGTTTCAAACTCAACACCCTCTGCAAGTTTAACTAGCTTCTCCTTTTCAGTTTCTGCTAATCCAACTGCACACTCGTTCACGATCTCCATTTTTCTAAATTCACCAATGCGCTTGTTAAGGTCAACATTAGTGTCGATTTGTTCGTTGAGCTTCTTCTCCATATCATCTAGCTCTTCAGCCATGCCGTCAAGCAGGTTGAATTTCTCTTCAGGAACGGTAAAGTTATGTTCCACAAAAAGATTCTTTATGCCTTCAAAGAATGACTCAGCCATCTCAGTCTTGATACCGTGCTCAATCTGGAGTTCGTTTTCTTGCATCCAAGATTCAGCAGCATAAGATAGATAGTCATCAACTTTTTCAGCTAATTCTGTTTTAACCTTTTCGATCTCCTCAGTAAGAGCAGCCTCGAAAGATTCTTGCATTACCTTAAGCTCGTCATTAACACGAGAGGTAACTGCAGCCTCGAAGATTGTCTTCGCTTTAGATCTGAACTCTTCATTCAGTTCTTCACCAGCGACAAGAGCGTTAACATCCTCAGTAAAGTCGTATTCGGTTTGAGGGGTCTCTTCTTGGATTGTTTCCTCGTTTTCGTTTTGTACGTCATCGAAAATCTTTCCTGATAGAGATGCACCAACATTGGCAGATGAAGCGTCCGACGGCTTAGTCTTAATAGACTTATCTCCTTCTACAGAGGTAGATCCAGCGGCTGATGCTCCCAGGTTCTTAGTTCCCTTGGCACCTTCGCTTGACTTACTATCAGATCCACCGATAGCATCAAACTTTCCTTGTGAAGTGTCGATTTTTTCTCCTGCTGTTGCGCCCTTTTTAATAGCGGTAACACCAGTAGCTGCGTCTTCGCTCACTTGCTCCATGTTATCTAGCTCTTTGTTAGAGGTGTCAGACATTTGTTTTAACTCCGAATACTGTGCTTTTGTCTACGATTATTTATAAATTACAAACTTCTCAAAAACTTATCGAACGCGGCAACTTTGCGTTCTTGTATATTTATGAGTGTTGCTTGATCAATTTCATGCTTAATTTCCGCTATTGCAGACTCTTTAAGCACTCCATTATCCCAAATCCATTCCTTACCTTCCATGATTCCATCAACGAATGCGTCAGGTGCAGATGGATCTGCTACTATATCAGCAGCAGTTGCAAGCATAAAGTCATCTTGAACGACATTTACGCCCTCTACTTTCTGAAGGGAACCCATACCTCTGGATGAAACACCCAGTTGTACTCCTTCATCTAATAGATTCTTAGCAATATTTCCCATAGGTGTGTCAAGTATCTTGGCACGTCCTATAAAATTATTACCTTCTCCTTTTAACGAAAGTATCTTATGTGATACACGATCTAAATTAATAGATGGTCCGTCTGGATGACCAAGTTCTCCAAGAGCACGACCTTTATTGATAGTGCTTTCTTCATACTTAGCAACCTCACGTTCTAGAGTTTTGAATGGATACTTACGACCATTCTTATTCTCTATTTCTGCTTGGAGAAAGACACCTTCAATGAAGTGTGACCTTTTACCGTCCTTTTCCTCAGATAGGAATTTTACCTGAGTTATTTCTTCAGCTATTAGTCTCATCTTCTTCTGGTTCCTCCTCTACAGTGGGTTCATCGGTGGGTTGTTGTTCAAGTTCTGCTTCAGGAACTTCATCTTCCACGGAACTTGGAGTTCCTGGTGCCTCCTCTTCTGGAGGTGGTTCATGAGGCATTCTTTGAGCAGCAGGTTCAACTTTTGGTTCACCCTCTTCGCCATCAGCGACGAGTTTGTCCTCCAGTTCATCAGCAGCCGCTTGAGCAGTTTGATCTAAATCAAAACCCATACGTGCTGCAAATTCAGCTTTCTTTTGCTGAATTAAATCATATGTAGTCGCAGCTAATGCGTCATTAGTAGCATCAATAGCACGAGATTTCTCGTCACTAAAGATGTGATCTACGATTCCATTGGCTATTTCACTTGGCATAATAATCCCACTTTTACTTATTTATTTATTAAAATTCTCCTCTGCGTTGATCTGCGGAGGGCATTGTCCTTGATTGATCAGGTGTTGGTGCCATTCCTGGTGCCAATTGACCGTTACCACCAAGCATAGGATCTTGCATTGCTTCAAGTTCCGCAGCTGGGTCAGCGATCAATCCTTCTTCCATCTCTGACTCAATTTGTTTATCTATCTCCTTGATCTCAGGATCCTGTTGTTTCAAGACCTGACGACGGATGTAATCGATAGAGAAGTACTTACCAACGTAAGGATCCATAGCATTAACTACGTTCAATCTTTCGTTGCGTATCTCAATCTCTTTGAGTTCAGTGAAGTAGTTATCAGCGATATAATCAAACTGAATATGCTCCTTCATATCTTCCCAGTCTTCCAAGGTAACAATACCTTTTAGAACTAACTGGGTCTTCAAGAGATCACCGAATAATTCTGAGAAACGCTTACGTAGTCTTGCAACAAACTTCTGGAATTTAACTTCATCTCTTGTGATTTCAGCAGCACGACCAATGTTAAATGTAGTCTCTGTCTCTAATCTTGAGGAAGGAACATTTAATGCTTTGTATAATTTCTTCTGGAAGTATTTGACATCCTCAAGTTCTCCAAGATTTTGTCCACCTGGGAGCGTAGAGATTTCAGTTCCTCTACCGCCTTCCCTTCTTGGTAACCAGAAGTCCTCAAGCATCGACATGAACTTCTTGTCATCTTTAATTTCTCCTGTGTTTGCATCGTATACAAGTTTGTTCCTGTAACGACCCATTACTTCACGTAGGTACTGCTCCGCTTTATTCTTAGGAAGGTTACCTACATCAATATAGAAAATTCTTCTTTCTGGTGCTCTTGATAATCTATAGATTACCAGAGAGTCCTCAATCATTCTTAGCTGATTGACTGCTTTAATTGCTTTATGTAAGTGTGATAAAACTAGATTCTTATTTAAATCTTGGACACCTGAGTGGACATAACAAATAGAATCAGGTGCAATTTTCATTCCCTGATTAGTACTATTCCTTAGACCTTTAGGGTTATAAAGGAAATACTCAGCACTCTTTTGAGTTAGTTGAGTGTTAAGATCTTGAGTACGTAACTGTTGAGGATTCTTTGCTTCATACTCAGTTACTTTACGAATCTTACGAGGGTCAACATACCTTAGTTCTGTTAATCCTTTTCTTGGTGCCTTAGGGTCAATAACCTTATGAAAAAATAATCTCCCATCAACATACCAGCGACGGAAGATTTCGTAAGATCTATTATCAAAATCAAGTAGTCGAAGAACTTCATCAAATTCTTCACGGATTAACTTCTTGATTTTTTCAGATGTTTTTAAGTTTGATAATTCTACAGAGACGGGAACGTCATCAAAGTTACCACAAATGGTTTCATTAACAACATCATCAACAGCACTATCACATTCTGGGTTGAGAACCATTTCCCTGTAACGGGTTATTAGTTCATACTCATTACGTAACTGACCATCAAAGTCAACAGAATAGCCATAGTAACCGCCTCCTACTACAGGTTGCGATCCATCTAAGCTATCTTTCTGAACAAAAGAAGGTCCCTTAGGAACCTTCTTTGCCCTCTCTAAACTAAATCCAAAGAGTTGCGACATTCTAATTAAAAAATTGGTCCTGACTTATTTAGGCAGTTTCCTATTGGGCACTTACGTCAAAAGGTGTCCAGTACTGTGTCTGTAGTTCAACAGTGAACTCCTCAATCGCATCGTTGTTACCGAAATCAAGATCGATAGCAGCAATACTAGATGGGAATACGTTGTAGAACTTATAGGACTTAATGATTTTTGGAGTGTCACCGTCCTTAACATCTCTTGCTAGTTGATGCACCAACATGTCAGCAAAGTAACCTGTTGCATCATCCTTGTCACCTAATCCTTTAGCAGAAGTGAAGTTTTCATTGTATGCTTGGATTGAAGATGCCCAGAGTTCAAATGCACTTCTGATAGCAAATCCGCTATCATTCTGAACAGTAATTGTCCAAGGTTCAAAGGTTCTATCTCCAGCAATCTTAAGCACCCTTCCTCGGAACGGAACTTCTATAACACCAACCTGAGAAGCAGGGAGGTTTGCTGCACGAACAGTGAACTTTGCCAAGTTTACAATACTTGCATTATTAATAATTCCTGATGGAAAGTTAATATCTACTTGGAATAAATTAGGACGTGCAAAGTCGCCAGCGACATTTGCCTTAAAGTCATCAATTGTTCCTCTTTTTGCCATGATTGTTCCCAGAAATTCCGTGTTGTTATTATTTAGAAAAACACAGTTTTTCAGCATAAAAAAGAGACCCCCTAAGGGGTCTCTTCCATCTCGAACTCAGAGTTATTTAGCTCGCTACTTCCGTGAATGCAACACCAGTTCTGGTTGCTACGAATGTTAGAGTGATGTAGTTAATCGTGCGAGTTGGTTTCACGAAGATCTCTGCGTAGAACTCACCACGGTCAACAGCCTCAGCTGGGTTGTTGTCTGTGTCACACTTGACTAAGAAGTCAGTTACACCACGACGACCTTGTACGTCACGGAGATATGGTTCAACAATATTGAGGAATAATGCTCTTTGTGACTCATCGTTTTGCTCGAAGAGTTGTGACTTAGCAGCACCAGAGATAACTCTCTCAATAGTTAGGAACAAGCGACGAACGTTAATTCTATCGAATGCAGATGCATATCCAAGACCAGTCTTGTCACCGAATAGTACCACACCCTGTCCAGGGAAGGATACGATTGGGTTAACTCTCTTAGAGTATAGTTGATCTCTTTCAGTCTTGTTAGGTGAGTATGCAAGTTTAATTGCATTTCTCAAGATACCACGTTGGAAACCAGCAGGTGAGAACCAAGGTTCAGAAACCTCACTTGTTTGTAAGCAAAGACCAGCAACGTCACCATTACAAGGAACGTAACGATAAACATCATTGTACTTGTCGTAGATATACTTGTAACCAGAATCAAATACAGTATAAGAAGAACTTGGAAGTTGATCAAAGAACTTAGTAATGTTATCTGTTATTGTAGTTCCGTTTGATAGTCCAACAATATTTGCTCTACGTGGAGAAACAAATGCAAGGCAATCACGACGCTCTTCTACAATGTTTGTGATTGAAGTAACTTTAGCAACACCAGCAGCATCATCAACACCAGTAGGACCAGTGAGGATGTAATCGATTGTTTGTGACTCAGGGTCAGAAACTAAACCATATGCAGTTGCGAGATCCGCATTAGTGATTGTATAGTTACCACCAGAAGATGCATAGTCAGCACCACCTGAAAGTCTGTAGTAGTATGTTGCGTTATTGTCAGATCCAACAGTTGTGCGTCCTGCAGGATAATCTTGTGTACCAGAAGCAGAACGTAATAGGTTGAACTGACGAGCAGCTGCGG